GTACGTTGGACACTCTCCTCAAGGGCGATGTACCCTACGCACTGATCTTGAGCTATAAGGTGGGATGCTATTTCTCCGCAGAGTGTACTCTTGCCGGTGCCTGATCCCGCCGTGAGTGTGACAAGCTCACCGAGTCTGAGTCCACCGGTAACCTCATCAAGTCCTGTATACGGATAAGTAGCATCCCGCCCATGCAGAGGAGCAGAGACGAGATCAAAAAGGTTTCTACCATCAAGGATTTGTTTCGGAGAATAAGATTGTTTGTTGAAGTAAGCCTGCATAATTGCAGCCCCATCACCAGCTACTAATGCTTCTGATGCGTCTTTGTACTCGCCTAGGTTGGCAACAAAGACACGATCATGTGGGAACAGAGCCACACATTCTTCAGTAGCAGCAACACCAGCCTCATCTGTATCAAACATGATAATGATCTCCTCGAATCCGAGAAGCCACTCAAGCTGACGGGCTAGGGCCTTGGAGGCTCCCTTAGCACCATTAGGTACGGAAACCACGGGCCACTTGGGGCGGGCCTGCCAGACGCTCAAGGCATCCAGCTCCCCCTCAGTAATGACGATTGTCTTGCCACTACCAAACAGGTTCTGTCCGAAGAGCTGATGAGCCTTATTCTTACCTGTCCAGGTGAAGTCCTTGTTCTGATTGCGTTCTTTGTATGCTATTACCCGGCCTTCCTTTGAATAGTAAGGAAAGCGGATGACTGGGCCAGGAGCTACACGGACATTAAACTTCTTGCAAGTGTCTTCGGACAAGCGTCGAGTTCTAATGCCAGCAAAGTCTCCCTCATAAGTGATCATAGGTCGTGATTTAGTTGATGGTACATAGTCGCTATCGCCAAACTCATGATGGCCACAGCTAAAGCAATAACCCCCGCCATCTGTATAGACAGCGAAGGCATCACTGGAGCCACATGAGATGCAGGAGGTATGCCTGACAAACTCATTCTCAGACATGTATTAGCTCCTCACTAATTTCGATGTACTCAAGCATTGCATCAATGATCTTCTCCTGTTCGTAGCCTGCCCTCTCAAGTACGGAGACAAGCTCGTCAATCTCGTAGATCAAGTTGTCAGATGGTTCAGTGGTCATTAGGGTAGCCAGTCAGTTGGGATGTTTGGGAATATGCACCAAGGGAAGCCGTACTTGTCGGCCCATGCTCCATAGGTGGTCTTGCTATTTTTAGAGATAGTGTTATTACGTTGGAAGACAAACCTAATGTCTAATTCTGGGTGCGCTTCTTTAACTGCAAGCATCTTGCGCCTATCGGATGGTTTAAAGAATCCTTTGGCCTCAATGATCACATCGTTAGGTAGGAAGAAGTCCGGCGTGTACTTTGATCGAGTCACGTAATCGTACTTGTTCACCTCGTAAAGGTAAGGGGTGGCCTGCTTATCAAAGAAGGCTCCCAGCCTCTCTTCGAGGCCGGAGCGATAATTCATATCTAGAAGTCGTAACTGTCACCAGCAGCAACAGGCTCTTCAGCCTTACGTACGGCTGGGTCTGACTGACTGAACCCTTCGGTAGATCCGAACAGTGCAGCTACATCATCAACACTCAAGTCACCTGAATCGACAGCACCGTTACCAGTGGACAACTCGATGATCTGTACACCGACAACACGCATTGATGTGCCTACGTTTGATCCCATGCAGTATGGCTTTTGATCAACAATGATGTTGACCTTTGTCCCCTTGCGTACATCCTTAAGGACAGCACGCTCAATGGGAGCACCAGTTGCATCAACAAACACAGGCTCAGGCTTAGCCTTGCGGGTGCCATCACCAGCACCGTAGGTGTACTTACAAAGGCCACCATCATCCCAAGGGGTCATAGCCTCCTGGACACGGCCTGTAGCCTTTGTCTTGGCCCATGTGATCAGCTCTTGCCTGTCGGCCTCCACTTGGGTGAGTACGTTAGAGGGAATGATGTAGGCGAAGGTGCGGTTGTTGAACTTGCCAGTGTCTTCGTAGACAGCAACGAATCCTTGGAGACTTGTGGTGAATTGGTAGCGGTTAGCCATGGATTGGGATTTAGGTTAGTTGGGTTTGGATAATGGACAGGAAGCTCAAGCAGCTTCTGTCTGGTTTGCGCTATCAGAAGAAGTAGGTACTTCTCCATATGCGATGTAGTAGCCATAATCTTCTGCATTCATTTGATCAAGTACAGCAAAGAGCTGTTCTGACACAGTATCAAGGGAGTCGTAAATCATTTGAATAAGTTCAGGGGTTGGCGAATGATGAGAGATAGATTTACTCAGAATCAAGTTCCGAGTAAGCCTCCATCTCGAAGTTCTCCTCAAGGTCCATGATCAGTTGATACAGGATCTCGGCTTGCTTCAGCTTGTTAGCCGAAACATAAGCAGCAAGGCGTTCTTTGGCTGTAGCGTTTGGTGGGTAGAGCATTAGCTGAAGAAGTAAGTTGACTGATTTACAAGGTCGATGTCGAGTGTGTTCTTAATGAGGTCATCAGGTAACACAACACCAACTTGATCGGCCCATTGCTGCATCACAGGGGCCTTGTACATCTCACCGAAGTGGAGACGTAGTTCCCTGCCCGTAGCATCCACATCACAAGAGCGAGCCATCACACAATCATGGATGACTGTGAATGGTTTATCCCAGAATGCGAAGGTCAGGTGTAGAAGCGAGGCATCTAGCGCATGCACCACGTTAGGGGCAATTGCTGACTTGTGATGAGCACGGTCTGGTTCGTCAGTGAAGCCATCAGCTAGGGCAACGTCGATGCGTGTCTCACCCATGATTCTTGTCTTAACCCGTACCGTGTTTGGCTTCTTAAGGTCTTGATTAACCTCAAAGCCAGAAGGCGTAGTCCAGTTGATCTGAGTCTTACCACTGTCAAGGATGACACCAGCAGACTTCTTCAGCCAAGCCATAACTTTCACAGGCCCAGGGATTACCTCAGGGATAGCTGTGTTGAAGATGACCTTAACGATCTCAGACAACACACCAGGTTCCTTGAGGGCATCCTTATGACCTTGTTTTTTTAGCTCATCCCTGATGTACCCGCGAGCTGCTGACATTGTGACCCCGTAGGGAGTCGTCATCACACTCCTCTTTGTAATCTTGCGATTCATCCAAGGGGCATACTTAGCATCAAGATGCTTGGCAGCAACCTCAGCCACTGTCCTGTAACAGTCAGAGGGCTTAGAGGTAGGGAGGACGTTCACCATCTCAGCAGTAGAACCACAAAGGGTCATAGCTGCTAGATGCTGTAGTCCTGAGCAAGTGGCATCGATACCAACAGGCAATCCTGAAGTCTGCTTAACACCAGTGATCACACAATCGTGATACTCGATACAAGCAGCCAGGAAACACCAGGGTTCAGCAATCTCGTTATCACCCCAAACACCAACAGTCCCTAGAGGGTTAGTTGCTATCTGTGTGATTAGATCATGATTCTCCCTAGTCCATTTGATCCTGTCAGCCATTGTCTCTTTATCCTTTCCGTAGGTGTTAGCTACTTGGAAGGCAAGCCAATAATCATCGACTGGACCCTCATCACCAAAATAGAGAAGGGACTTATCAAAGTCAGTCCCTTGTGGGTTCAAGGCTGTGTTGAGGAAATACACGCGACCTCGATAGTCGAAGGAAGCGGGCATCCAAAAGCAATCATTGCGATACTTTCGAGCAACATACATAACCTCAGTCGTCCGCCAGTTGCGTTGACTTAGTTGTGCATTGTCATTCTCAATAGTTCTGCGCTTGATCTTGTAGTCCTTGATCTCCTCCTCAGTAGCTCTTTCGTCAAGAGGTTCTGGGGCTGGGATAGGGTCGCTGCACTTGAACTTGCCTACTGAGAATCTCCTTTCATAGAGAGCCTCAGCAATCACCATCACCCGCTCGTTGAGTCGGTATTTCTGGTGTTGCAGGTTGTTCAGCATGGCTAGAGGAATATCCCCTTGCTTACAACCCCCCACTTTTCCAACCTTGCGTACGAGAGGGTTTACCTTGCGGATAGTTTCGCTGAGGTAACCGCCTGGCTCGTCGTTAGTCCAGTCAATTGGAGGGCATAGCATCGGCCATTGGCAGAAGGCCAGTGATTCGGCAGCGGCCAGGATGGTATCGCGGTGCTCTAGAAAAGCCCGCGTGTAACCGATCCGTGTCTTACGCTTGTTGCCTGTTTGGGTGATCTTGCGCTCAACCCATCCCGTAACGTCGTTCATGGCCATCAACAGCCAGTTACCGACCTTGTGCTGAACAGTACGTGACCATGGCTCCCACTCAATACCCTCACGCTGAAAGCGAAGCTTAAGGACTGTTGCCTTCTGCCTCGTGCCAGTGCTGGGGTGGAAGTAATGCTCGGTCTTCTTATACAACTCAGGATTCTCTTGCGCGTAGTACGTTAAGCGGATCTCAAGCTGTACGTTCTTGCCGATTGCTGTCGTGATGTCCTGTAGCTGTGGCTCGGGATCCTTGCCTAGCACGTCTAGGGCACTCTTCATGGTGAGAAGAGCCAAGATGTGAGGGTCAGCATCCTTGAGGTGCTTTACGATGGTCTCAAAGTCCATACCAGCCTTGCCACTGGTCAGTACCCCATACTTCTTTTGAATGCGTTGAGCGATGGGATCCAGGAACGTGTTGATTGCCTTGCGGCTGTCGATATTAGAGGATCCATAGCTATTTTCGTTAGCCTCTCTGTATCTAGTTCTGAGGCGATGTGCTGATTCCTCAGCAGCTTGAGTCTCACGCTGGAGTTGGCGAGCGATGAG